AGGCCGGCGTTGGCCCCGGTGATCCAGCGGAGCTTGCCGTAGGCGTAATAATTGGCCGCCTTGCCGGCGGCGTTGCCCGAGACCGTGAAGGTGCGGTTGTCGGTCACGCTCGCCACGGTGCCGGTGTGGGTGTAGCTTGCGATCGCGACCTTGCAGCGGGAATCCCCCAGGGTCGCGTCGCACTCGGGGGTCAGGATGCGGCCGACCGGGGACTGGAGCCAGATGCTCATGGAGCAGAGCTCGATGCGGGCGCGGTGCTCGCCGATCTCCATGTCGCCCAGGCGGCCGCGGCCGAGCTTCAAGATCCCCATCGTGGTGTCAGCGTAATTGATGAGGAAGCTCCACCACTCGGCGTTGTCCCACAGCCCGGCGCGCAGCGCGTCGCGGGTGAAGCCGGCGGCCGCGTAGCCCACCTCAAGGTCCATGTGATCGACCCCGCCGCCCGCGCTCTGGACGAAGCTCGACAGGTCGCCGGCGGCGATGGGGGAGTAGGTGTCGCCGTCCCAGCCGATCTCGGCGTCGTGGTCCGTAAAGAAAAGCTCGCGGCCGCCGGCGGCCTGGATCCGCAGGCAGGTGGCCACGGTCAGGACCTCGCCGGCCAGGTGCGCTTTCAGCTCGTTTGAGATGGCTCGCGGCATCCGGTCTATCCCGTCTGTCCGGTCGGCCCGTCTGTCCCGTCGACCGGATAGATCCCGCCATGGCGGGACTGACGGGCCGACGGGCGACCCTGTCTAACTGCTGCCATATTTTCGCTCCACCAAAGGCACCTGGGCCGAGGCCGAGGCGTAGTCGTCGAGGTTCACGGAAAGGTGATCGGTGTCGAACCGGCAGGGGACATCGAACTGGAATCCCGCGGTGACAAGAGCCGCGGCGGCCGGGATGTTGCCGGGGGTGAAGGTGACGACCCCGGTCGTCGTGTCCACGGTGAAGTGGGTCGTGATCGTCTTCTCGGTGCCGTTTACGGCCACCTTGACCGTGGCTGCAACCGGCTTCAAGATTTTCCGGACCCTGGTCACGGCCCCCCAGGTGTAGAGCTTGACCAGTTGGAAATCGTCCTGGGTGCCGTCGCCAACCCCGATCTGGCAGTCGGTCGCGGCGGGCGTGGCGCCGAGCGCGCAGCTTTTGAAATCGAGCCAGTCCTTGTAGCGGAAGCCGATCGCACGGCCGCCGGTGGCGTGAAACAGCCTCAGGACCGTTTCAAGCTTGGCCTGGGTGTTGATCCCGTACATGGCATCGTAGCGGTGGCGCGGGTAGGACCAGAGCATATTGGCCTGCTCGCTGCCGGAGCGGCTGATGGCGAGCTCGGTCATCCACTCCGGGCCGCCGCGGGAGTTGTAGCTGATGTCCTCGGGAAAGCGCGGGGTCTCGATGAAGGTGGTCATGTCAAGCGCTCCTTGCGTGGGCGCGGCTCAGGACGGCGAGGAGGCCCGCCTGGAGCTGCACCTGGCTCTCGCGCTCGATCCGGCCGCCGGGGGCCTGCACGTTCACGGTGATGTTGGCGGCCGGCCGGGCGGCCTCCCGCCGGGAGAGGACGCGCTCGCCGCGTTGGAGCACGGCCGGGTACTCGTCCGGGGCGAGCCCGCCGTGCAGACGCGGCGCGGCGGCGATCATCCAGGCCGGGATTTGGCGGTGGGGGCCGCTGCCGTCCACCGCGCCGCCGGCGTGACGCACCAGGGCGAGGGCGGTTGACTGGCTCATGGCTGACCCGCCGCCGCCGCCGAACAACCCCGCGATCCAGCCGAACAGCCCCCCGCCGCCACCGGTGCCGCCCACCGCGCCCGGGCCGAAGATGGCCTGGGTGGCGAGCTGGCCGGCCATGTCGGAGGCCGCGCGCAGGATCGAGTCCATGATGGCGTTGGCGTAGTCCTCCAGGCTCTTGAGCTCCCCCTTCATCGCGTCGAAGAAGAGGTCCGAGAAGTTGTCCTGCATCGCCTCGGCCGTGCGCTGCGAGAGCTGGACGAGGGAGCCCATGCTCTGCTCGCCCTGGGCCTTGATCTCCTCCATGGTCTGCTTGACCCGGTCCGCGTCGTAGGGGCCGATCTCCTCGCGGTGGCGGGTGATCCAGTCTGAGTCCTCGCCGTAGCGCGCTTTCGCCTCCTCGCGGATCCGCGCGAGGCGCTGCTCCTCCATGCGCAGGATCGCATTTTCGTGCTGGCCGCCGGCCATGTACTCCTCGAGCCGGCTCTGGCCCATGAGGGCCGCCTGGAACTCCTCCTGGTATTTCTTCACCTCGGCCGCGAGCTGCTCCATGGTAAGCTTGGCGGCCTCGGCCTGCTGCTTGAGCCAGGCCTCGCGCTTGTCGATGATGGTTTTTTTCTCGGCCTCGGTCAGGTCGCCGTACTGCCCCTCCTGCATCCGCCAGCCGGAGGCATCCCAGCGCGGGGTGGACCAGGAGCCGGTGCGCTTCAGCTCCTCGGAGGGCTTCAAGCCCATCTGCGGGGCAAGGAAGCGGCGGTTCCACTCGGCCTCCTTGGCGGCGGCGAGGCCGGGGTTGGCCATCCCCTTGGCCTCGAGCGAGCGCAGCATTTCGATCTCCTTCCAGAGATCGGACTTGGACGCCTCGCCGGCGGCGGCGCGCATGCCCTTGAGCTTGTCGGCGATCCAGGTGAGCATCCGGGCGTATCCGGCGAGCTCCTTGTCGAGGAAGGACGCCACCGTGCGGTTGACCTCGTTCCAGAGGTCGGTCTGCGCGGCCACGAGCTTGTTGGCCCCCTCCAGGGCCCCGCTGGATGCGCCCAGGCGGCGAACCATGTCGTCGCCGGACTTGACCACCGCGTTCATGAACGCCTGGCGCTTCTCTGCGTCCGACAGCGCCGATGCTGTTTTGCCGAGGCTCTTTGCGTAGTCTGCGTTCGCCTTCTCCACATCTACGATGATCCCCAGGTTGTCGAGGATCATCTTGGACTGCCGCGCCACCCCCATCGTGATGTCGTTGAAGGCCTCGGTGACGGCCTGGCCGGTCATCCGGCTCGTGGCCGCGGCGATCTCCATGAGCTTGGCGATCTCGCGCGCCGGGATGTTCATGAGCAGCGCCTTGCCGGATGCGGCCACGAGGTCCGCCTCGGCCACGAGCCCGCGCGAGGCGCGCTTGAGCTCCTCCAGCATGCGCCGCGAGCTCGTCCCGGCGGCGCCGGCGAGGTTCTCGAAGCCCGCCGCCTGCTTTTCCAGCTTCGCCCCGGCCTCGACCATGTCCACCGCCTGGCCGATCGTCTTGTAGGCGGCGAAGACGGCGGCAGCCGCCCCCAGGGACTGGGTCTTGAACCGGTCCAGGTTGAAGCCCGACTCGGCCGCCTTGGCGGTCTTGGCGAGCTCCTGCTGCACGCCGGCGAGCTGGCCCTTCAGTTCGCGGAAGGCCTGCTCGGATGCGTTCTTCGCCTGGAGCAGTATCTGCAGCTTGACATCGTCCGCCATGTTATCCGTCTATCCCGTCGGCCCGTCGGCCCGTCTGTCCCGTTGGTCTATCCCGTCGGCCCGTCGACCGGCTGACCGGCCGACCGGCCGACCCAACTTCACCACATCGCCATTTCCTGCGCGCTGTAGAGCGCGCCGCCGGGGGCGGTCTTGCCGCGCGCGATCAGCCGGAAGTTGCTCCGGATCCGCGCCATGGACTTGTTCTTTTCGGCCGCCCAGAAGGGGGCCACGATCGGCCGCGGCGGGGTGACGAGCGTGCGGGTGGTGCGGCGCAGGAAAAGCGGCTGGCCGCTCCGCCGGCCGCGCCAGGAGCGGGAGAAGCTCCTCTGGGCGCCGCGGCGCAGGAAGTAGAGCCGCAGCTCCGGGGTGACCGGCCGGGTGAATCCCGCCTGCTGGCGCTCGGCCGCGCGCCGGGCCCACAGGGGCGAGCGCGCGGTGAAGCCCACGGCCACGCTCGCGTCCGCCGGGTCCACCCGGTAGGTGACGCCGGCGGCGAGCTGAAGCAGCGGCCGGGGCTGGCGCACCCCGCTTTTGCGGTTAAGCGTGCGGGCGATCATGGAGAGGTCCTTGAGGCGGCGGCCGGGGGCCGGGGCGGACATGCGGATCGCCTGCATCAGGGTGTGGCGCAGGCTGAACCCCTCCACTTTGACGGCGTCGAGCTGGGCCTTGGCGAGATCGGCCCCGGCCTGGTCGATCCGCTTGCCGAGGGCCCTGACGTTGCTTTTGATCTCCGCCCGGATCATCGATCCTCCGTCCCCCGGCGCATCTTGTCGAGCGTTGCCGCCTCGAGCGCCCGGATCTTGCCCCACATGCAGGGCGACAGCTCGATCTCCATGTCCGCCGCCGCCGCCCGCACCTCGCCGTAGTCGAGCCCGATCACCCCCATGCCGCCGGCCCGCCACTGCGTCATCACCGCGAGCCAGAGCGCCCACGCCTCCTCGTTCTCGGGCGCGAGCGCGGGCGGGCTCAGGTACTCGCAGCCGGCGGGGCACTCCCCGCGGGCGCGCTTGCCGCAGGCGCGGCAGTAGTCGGCCCGCCGGGAGCCGCACTCCCACTCCCAGCGGGCGATGAGTTTTTTTCCTCGTCCCGCGAGCCGTTCGTCTCGGCCCAGACCGCCATTAGGACCGCCTTGCTGTCCGGGTAGGGCAGGTCCTCCAGCTCCGCGAAGAGCTCCGGGGCGAGCACCATGCCGAGCACCCGCTCCATGAGGTCGTCCGCGCTCAGACGATCGATATCCTGCAGCACCGACCGGCGCTCGCGCTTGGTCAGCGCCCGCGCCGCCACCATCGCCCCGTTGCTCAGCCGTATCTCCCGCATGATCGGTCCTTCCCGTCTGTCCCGTCAGCCCGTCTGTCCCGTCGGCCCGTCCGTCCCGTCGACCGGACAGACCGGCTGACCGGCCGACCGGCCGACCGAACAGGCGGGCCGACGGGCGACTTTTCTCGTTAATACGCCGCGTAGCTCGTGACCCCGTTGGTCAGGCGCGCCACGATCGCCGAGGCTTCGCCGCCGTTCGCGTAGTAGCCCTGGAAGTTCAGGTCCACCAGAAGCCCCTGCGGCCCGGGCACCGGCACCGAGGCGCGCTCGTAGAGCAGCTCCTGGATCTCGAGTTCGAAGACGCTGCTGGCCGAGCCCGTCACCGTCAGCTTGAGGCTGCTCTCGGTGCCGGCGAGGGCCTTGTCGAGCAGGGCGGTGTTCTCGAACAGGCACTTGATGTTCCCGCTCACCTCGACCGACTGCTCGGCGATGCTGCCCACCGACCCCGCCCCGCCGATCACGTAGTAGGCGTCCATGGGCAGGTTGATGTTCATGGCCAGCTCGGTCGCGTTGGCGAGCGCGCTGCCGCCCTCGGCCAGGGCCGCCTGGAAGTTGTTGAGGCGCGCGAGCGTGACGGCCGTGCCGGCGTGGAAGGTCGCGGCCTCCAGGCTGTCGCTCTTTCCGATCGCCCCCAGGGTGGCCACGAGCTCGCCGTCCCCGCCCACGGTGAGGCCGA